ATGATCGACCAAGCCTGCACCAACCACCCGACCACGCCCGTCGAGCGCTACCGCGACCACAAGATCTTCTATCGCCCGGGCGTGGGCTACTTCGCGTTCGATGGAACGAAGGAGGAGCGGGGCGAATGCGAAGACGCCGTAGAACTGATGTCGGATGACGAGGTTGAAAACGATCAAGACACGTTCGTTTTCCACACGGTTGAGGACGTTAAGCAGGCTATCGACCTCGCGGTCCAAGACCGTATGGCGACGCGGGTGGACCCGGACCAATGAAGGGGAAGCCCTACATCGTCGCCCATGTGGAGAGCCAAATCGGTCTGAGTTTCAACCATGGCCGTCCGCCGCGTGGGTACGAGTTCATCGCGATCCACCCCGTGTACAAGACCATCATCTTCCGGCGCATACCCCTGTGGCGGCGCGTTCTCGGAGAGGCTGCGGCATGAAGCGCGTCGAAGCCGCCACCTACACGGCTACGATCTTTGTCGGAGGCGACCTCGCGAAGGCCAAGGCCGCGTGCCGTGCGTTCTGCGATGAGGTCGGCTTGTGCGTCACCGTTGAACCGACCGACTACATTTACACGGGCGGCAACACCGAAGGCGTCAGCGTCGGCCTGATCAACTATGGCCGCTTCCCGGCCGAGCCTGCTGCGATCTTCGCTCACGCTGAAGCCTTGGCGCTGAAGCTCATTGATGGGCTTGGTCAGGAGTCCGCCTCAATCGTCGCTACCGACCGAACCATCTGGCTTTCTAATCGGCGCGAAGATCAGACCGCCTAGACCCCAAACACAAACCATCAAGGCGGCATCGGCCGCACGGAGAGCGAAGATGGAGAACGCGATCTACAATCCGAACGGGAAAGCCGAGAGCGACCTTCCGATCATCTACGGGTTCAACAACGGAGGATCACCGGGCTTCTTCTCTGGCGTCCTTATCGCCGCCGATGGAAAGACGTTGGGCGGCCACCTGTGCTCGCATGAAGACCGTCACGCGCACCGTCAATAAGAGCGTCGGTAGCATCTGGCGCGGCGTAAAAGAGCGCATCGAGGAGCGCGGCATTGTTGAGATCGCAGGCCCCAACAATCCTTGGGGCGGAAGGAAACACCTTGCTCCCGATCCTGGAACGCCCATCGTCCGACTGCTCAAGAAGGACGGCAAGCCGGGAGCGAAACACGAAACTCTGGTGCGCTGGGACTATTTGACCAAGGCAACGCTAATCGACGGCTGGACGCTTGTTGATGTCCCCGCCCCTGTTCAAGAGGGTTGAGAGGATGGCGGTACACATTCGAACCACCATAAATTTTATGGCCTGCGGGTCGCGGTTATCGCCGCGATCGTCCTACACAGGGACACCGGAGGCCGCGACTTGTGCCAAGTGCCTTAGGGCGTTTGAAACAGCCGAAAAGCGAGCCTCGAGAAAGCTAAACCTGTTTGTTGCTGAGGCTCTGGTCAAAGCGGAAAATGCGGCGCGGGGCACCCCATGACCGCCACCATCTACTTCGCCAACCCCGAACAGGCGTCTTCCTTTGCTATGCTAGTAGAAGGAGACGTTACAGAGGTTAGAGGCCCGTTCCCTTGGGCCGTGACGTTTGATGTAGAGAGGATGTGATGGAGGTGATCACCAACGCGGGCAAGTTTGAGCTTGAGTGCTGGACTGACGCCTCGCCGCTCTGGGTCGCGCTTCGTGTCAACGGCCAAGAAGTCGAGCACGCTCACATTACGGTCGATGACCTCCACGACCTGATCCACGCGGCTCAGCGCATGATCGACAAGGCGAAACCTTAAACGAAAAAGCCCTCCCCCGCCGTAGCGAGAGAGGGCCGTTGTAGGAGATTGAGAATGGAAGAGAAGGCAACAGCAAAAACTTTTACCGATGCGCGGGGCAACAGGTACATGTGGTCAAGCTTTGTTCGCTTCCCAGCAAGCTACAACCTCCCGCGCCCAGACGAGTTTGGTATGATTTTCTGGAGCGAGCTTTTCGCTAGAGATTTTGGCTTTACCGTTGACGAGGGCCTTTACGAGTTTGACCCTAGCGAAACCCGCTGCACACTAGGATTTTTGTTCAGCCCAAAAGACGGCGGAAAGCACGGGGTGTTTTGCTTATCTGGACCGGACTTTCAGGACGAACACGCCAAGAACCTTGCTTGGGTTTTTGCGCCTCGCCCTGGAGACGAGAAGTTCCGCAACATCTAAGCGCTGCGGGCCGTTGTGGGCTCTACCGTGAGGGAGCCTCTAGGGCTTTCTGCCCGTGGTCGCGTTGTAGATGTCGCGCTGAGTGACGTACCAGGCTCGCCACGTCAGCGCTTCGGACTCCCAAACATGACATGTTCCGTAATTGCCGACGATGGCGGTTGCGAGCTGGCTGGCCGTAACGTCGGAAGGCTCTTCGACAGATCCACCGGGGGCGGCGGGAAGCGGGGCGCCACTAGCTGCGGCGTCGTGGACGCGCACGAGGCCGTCAGGCAACCTAAACTCGCGATCAACAGTTTGCGGAACATAGACCGTAACCTCCTTGGTTAACGTCTCGGTGCGCCAGCGGATTTTTTCGACCGTCTGGACGTGTTTCGTGGCGATGCTGGTGTTTGCGGCGTCGGCGCGCTTCTCGCCACCCTTGACCCGCTTTTCGGCCTTGGCGAGGGCTTCGGCGTATTCGGCCTCCTTCGCTTTCACGCCCGACTGATACCCCTTGTGGTGAACCACGAAAAGCAGCGCCGCGAGCGTGGCTAGGACCAGAAGAACGCCAGCAATGGGCTTGAGGTAGGGGCGAAGGAAGGCGATGATCATGCGAACACCCGCTTAGCCCTCTCGACCAGCTCCCGGCGCTCGGAAAGCCCGACGAGACCGCCGTTGATCTTGCGGGTGATCGTGGCGATGTCGTCTTGGTCCGCCTCTTCGTTCAGGCCGCGCGACTTCCAATAGCCCAGCGCGATGATCGCGGACTTGGCAGGATCGGCGGCTTGCGCAGGATCGTTCACAAGATCCAGGCCGGTGTATTTGGCGGCTTCGGTGTAGTTCGCGCGGCCGGTGAGTTGGATTAGGCCCCTGCCCTTGTACTTGGCGCCGTCGCCCGGGTTCACGTTCCCCATGCGGCCAGAGTAGACCTTTTCAGCCAGCGCCTCGGGATTGCGCGCGAAGGGCGTAGCGGCGTCGACATTGGGGAAGCGCGAGGGCCATACAGCGCAGAGCCGTTCGGCACTGTAGTTGAGGTTCTCGGTGAACCGAGTAAAGCCTCCGCTTTCGTGGCAGACCTGACCCAGGAAGTGCGCGACACGGGCCGCAGTGGTCACGCCGTAGGTCACGCGATTAGCCTCCAGGGCCGCAGCGATCGCAGCCGCCACGTCGGGCTTGATGTTAGGCGCCAGTTGTTTCAGGCGGTCGGGAGTGATCACGAGGTTTGTCCTCTTCGTCGTCGCTCTTGAGCGATAGGTTGGCGCCGCTCTTGCCCACGTTGGCGGCAATCGAGGTGCCGGTGAGGGCCACGAAAATGACGGCGATGATGATCAGAGATCCGTAGGCGATGTTCGCCAGCACGTTCAGTTGCAGGACGCTTTGGCCCCACGCCTTGTCCCGCATGATCCCGATGACCCACCAAACGGTGAAGGTCATGGGGATGGCTCCGAGGATCATGGACCACTGGCGAACCGACGCAGCCTTGAGAAGCGCAGTCCAGACGCGGCCGATCACAGGCCAAGCACCTTTCGCAGCTTCTCAGCGCAGAAGGTCACGACCGCGCCAACCGCAGCCAGGCCGGTCATAACCATGACCTGAAACCGCTCCAGCGCCGCGACCTTGTCTTTCAGGATTTTGGTTTCTTGCTCTTGCGCCTCTTTGTGCGCGTCGAACTGCGTCTCAAGGATCGCGAGACGCTCGTGGGTTTCGGGCAAACCAGTCATTGATGCGGCTCCCGAAGTACCGCACGAACACCAGCGTACCGATGGCGAGACAGCCAAGCGCTAAGACCGATCGCCAATCCATGCGCCCCCGCTATGCCAAGAGCCAATTTCTGCAATCCCGCCAAAAGATTGCCGATCAATACATACACGGAATAGCTGTCTTTTCCAGAATTCAACGCGGACCAGAACCCGAAATGGGCGACCAGTTGCGCTAAGAACGCGAAGGCAACGACGGCCTTCCAAACCCTCGGCCGTGTGGCGAAAAGGTATGAGACGACGCAGAGCGCAGCGAGGTCGACGAGCGGAAACACGATCATGGTTCCGTACCCGTGGGGATCGCTCGGATGCGCGCGGACGATCATTGAGATTTGCAGGATAAGCGCCAGCAATGCCGACACGCCCAAGGTGTCGCCGTGCTCTCGGAAGTCAAAAAGCGCCGCGCCGATCGAAAGGACCAGGGCGATCACAACCATGACCGTTGCGATGGCAAACACCTGATCAGAGGTCATTGTCATGATCGCCTCGACCATTACGGGTTTTCCTTGCCGCCCGGGTCGCTGAGGGGCGCGATGTCGCCCTCTTCCACGTAGTCGTCGGCGAGGCCCTGGAGGCCGGCGTGGTGTAGCTTGAGGCGACGCAGGGCCTTCAGGTCCTTCGGCGTGCCGCGCGCCGCAAGTTCGGCCTCAAGAAACAACAGACCCTCTTGGATCTGTGTCACGGCTTGGTTACGCGTCATCGTCTTACTCCTCGGGTTATCCCGGCCCAGCGCCGGTGATCAGCGGTTCTTGTTGGTGCGGACGGCTCGCCAGCAGATCCACGCGACAAACGGCGAGACGCCATCGGCCAAGAGGTCCGTGCGAAAGTCGTCGTCTATGGCGCGGGTAGATCGGTGCGGCTGGTTCTTGCGGCGCCAGTCGTGGCGAATGGCGGCGCGGCGCATCTTCTTGAGCGGGAGGACCGGCCTAGCCCACCAGGGGGCGCTCACGAGGTCGGTGCGATACGGCGGCTTTACCGTGACGCCGTCGACCTCGAACGGGTCGCACGTGTCGTAGAGCGGGCGGGTGAACAGCTCTCCGAAGAGACCGCCAGTCCGCCCGACCTTGACGAGGCCTATCACGCAGGCCAGCCCGCCGTGATGTCGATCGCGTCCAAAGCGGCTTGATCAGACGCGGCGTTGATCGCCGTCACAAGCTCGATTTCCCGGTTGAAGCACGCCTGGATGTGCGCGCGGATCGCCAAGCCATAGGCCTGCACGTCGGCCACGTACCAGGACAGGAAAACGCCGTCCTTGAGCTTCCACACGAACGGCTCATCGGGCGCCAGGAGTTGAGCGCCGACGATGGTGCCCATTACCGCAACCGTCGCCGTTTCGGCAGGAACGTCGGTGTAGGTCACGCCGCCGAAGGTATAGCTCATCTTGAGGGTTTTTTCCCACCGCAGGGCGGCGAGAGCGGCGAGCTTGGATGTTTTGAGTTCGGCCAGCGTCGGAACTTGCGCCGTCTGCCATGCCGCCCACTCGGTCTCTTCCTCGGGCGTAAACCGCACCTCACCTTCCGGCGTGGCCTTGAAGTGGTAGCCCTGCGCCTTGAGCGCGTCGATTTCTTCCTGCGTCATGGCGGGTCCTACTTCTTGAAGCCGTAGAGGCGGAAAGTGCCAGTCGAGACGTTGCCGCTGGAGAACAGGAAGCGGACGCCCGTAATCGCGGCTTGGGTGCCTGTTCCGTACTTTCCAAAGCCCTCGTACTTGGTGACATAGCTGTTCTGTGGCTGGAAAGACTTAGCGGTAAACAACTTAGCCGTGCTGGAGCTGGCCGGGCGATAGAGTCGCACCTCAACCGCGCCCTCAAAGCCTGACGTGAGGTTCCACAATGTCGAAAGTGGAACCTCGGTGGTCGCCGTCGCCAGTGTCTCACTCGTGCTGTTTGAGTCTCGATAGGCGTAGGCAAAGATGTAGCCCGAGGTCTGGTAGGACCCGCTGACCTTGAAGAGCATCTGAAGCGAGGCGTTCGCAGTCGGGTAGATCCCATCTGCCAACAGCAGGTATTCGTCATACGTGCTGTCGAAGTAGCCCTCGATGTCGACTGTGGCGCTGCTGGAGGCGGTAACGGTCGCCAGCAGCGTCAGGCCAGCCGAGATGCCCGTGAGCTGCGAGCCGTCGACAGCCGGGAGCTTGCCGCTGCTGTCCAGTTGCAGGAGCTTGTTCGCCCCGCTGGTCCCGTAGCTCGGGCCGTCCTTCAGGAGCTTGCCCGTCGTCCCGTCGTACAGCGCAACAGCGTTGGCCGTGGCGCTCGCGGGGCCGCTCACGTCGCCCGAGCCGGTACCGTTCGCGCCGACGTTCCCCGCTCGCACGAATTCGACGCTTAGTTCGGCGTCATTCGTGAAGAGCGTAGAGCCCGCCGTGTGGACGAGCGTCAGCTTGCGATAACCGGTCCCGTCGACAACCGAGCCCGTGACGTTGAACGTCATCACGAGGCCGGTCGCAAGTTCGCGGATCGTCAGGGAGCCTTTGACGGTGTTGGTGCTGTCGTCGAACGTGTCCAGCCAGCCGGTGACGGTGTTGCCGTTGGCGTCGGCGTTGTCGAAGTAAGCCGCCGTGATGCTCGCCGGGGTCGCGTTGTTGAACCTGACCTTACCGGCGCCGGGATCGCTGTCCGTCGTGGTGGTCGAGAAGGTGTAGAGCACGCCACCAGGCGCGCCACGCGGGATGACGAAGTCCAGAACCGCAGCCGACGAGCTACCCGAGTTCGTCACGCTAGGCGAGGCCGTAGTGGCGCCTGCTGTCGTGGTCCCTACCGTCACCGTCGCAGCCGAAGCCGGACCAGCCGACGCGAAGCCCATGACGAGTTCAGTGGCGTTGGCCGGCAGAGAGCCCGAGAGGTAGGCGACGGGGATCTTGCGATAGCCCGTCCCGTCCGTAACCGCGCCCGTGACCTTGAGGAGCACAAAGACCGACGTGTCAGTCAGGGAGCGGAACGCGATCGTTCCCCGGTTCGTCGTGGTGTTGGCGTCGTCAAAGCTGTCGATCCAGCCCGTCACGCTTCCGCCCGCGAGCGAGGTGTTGTCGATATAGACGTTGGTCACGCTGGCGATGGTGGCGTTGTCGAAACGCACCTTGCCCGCGCCAGGGTCTGCATCGGTGGTGGTCGTCGAGAACTCGAAAGACACCGCGCCCGCGTAGGCGTTGACGATCGCCGCAGCCGCAGCCGTCGACGCCGTCACACCGTCATAGGTCTGGGTCTGCCCGCTGTCGTCTTCATAGGCGACCGTCACAGGCGTGTTGGCGTCGTCGATCCAGATCAGCGGGAATTGCCCCGCGCTGTCGCTGGAAATGGGCTGAGAAAGCGCCGTGGACAGAGCCGAGGAGCTATAGACGCTCACCGGCGTCGTGGTTTCGTTCTCATAGACCCGAAGGCGTCCGATGGTCGAACGGCCGTTAGCGTCTCGCGCGGGCATACGCCCCGCAAGGACGATCAGTCCTGCGGTCATCTTGACCTCGTGTTTTTAGGGGTGTCGTGGTAGGGTTGCGGCCGATGAAGCCGAAAGAACTGCGACGCCTTCGCGGCGATTACATCCAGCGGCCCGGAGAGGACGAATACGACGTCATCTTTCGGACCTCAGGCGCGACGATGGGCCTGTTCGTCTTCTACGTCGCTATTGTGCGGGGCCTGCGCCTAGCAAGGCGTTCGGCTGTGAAGCTGTGGCGGCTGACGTCCGACCGACTTTCGCAAGCACGTCGCGATAGAGCTTTGCCGCCTGCGGAGACTGAGCGGCGAGCGCTTCCAGCTCCCGCAAAGCGGCTATCTGACCTTCGCGACCAATCCGAGCGTTAAGGGCGCGGTTCGCCGCCTCGATAGCGCGAGGGCTGTACATCGAGCGCGCGGCGGTGAGGCCACCTAGCGCAACAGTGCCGCCAATCGCACCGCCAACCGGCCCGCCCGCCATAGTGCCCATGATGGCGCCAGGAACGGACAGCGCCGCTCCAAGCCCAGCGCGATCGGCCGTACCGCTGTTAGGGACCTTGGACGGCAAAACCGCCTTAGCCGCCGACGAGAAGTCCTGACCCAGGGACTCGCCGCGAGCATACCCACGGCGACGGACGCGCTTGTCACCCATTCGCACCGCGCCGTCGTACTGCGACGGGGTCACAATGCCGCCCTCAACGCCAGCTTTCGAGGCGGCGTTTTCCCAGCGGGTCAATTCGGCCCATCCAGCGTCCAGTTCATCCATCGTCCGCGCAAACTGCGGATCTTGGCGCCGCGCCGCGCCATCAAGCGCGCCCCTGACGTTGTCCAGGATAACGCCAATTTCGCGAAGATCAGGGTCTTGAGCGCCCTTGAAGCGTGACGCCTCATAGCTGAGTTCGCTCTGAATTTGCTTGAACGTCGCCCCATCCATGACGCCGCCTTGCCCCAGGCGGGACGTGACGCGCTGGTCAATGATGTTGTTCAACCGTTCGACAGCGGCCGGCGTCATCGTGTTGACGTTCGCCATCGCCGCGCGAGCGTCATCCGCAAAGGCCGGATCGGCACGAATGGTCCGTTGCGGGATCGCGTTTTCATATCCAGCACTCAAGCGGTCGCCGACGTACTTGATGGCGTCCGTTCCGGCCTCAATGCCAGCAGGAAGGGTTTCCCCCACCGGCTTGAGCGTGCGGTTTGCGATCGCGCGGTTCATGCTGTTGAGGCTCGACTGGCGCGCCTCTTGGATGGCCGGGCCAAGGATCGGAAGCGAAGTCGCTTGATCCTCAAGGGTCTTCGCCATGCCGCCGCGCATCTGTCCGGGCGTCATCTGCACGCCCTCCTCAGCCAGCTTGCGGACGTTGGGGTCAACGCGCTTTGGAGCACGGCGCGTAGCAGGCGCCAGAGCCCCGCCAGCCGCCCCAAGAACGCCACCCAGCAGGGCGTTGCGGTTTGCCGCTCCTAGACGCTCCTGGACCGTCCCACGGTCTCCGAGGCCATACGCCGCGCCCTCAGTCGCCGCGACGACGCCAGCACGCGCCATGTTCATACCGCGCGAGCCCTGCACCAGGGCGTTGACGCCGGGAGCCGATGGAAGGGCGATCGTTGACGCCGTCCCGGCCCCGCGCGTGAAGGCCGCTGCTAGCGGGCGGTCTTTGGCGAAAGACGCTTCCGCATTGCCCGAGATTTGGCGCGCCTTCTGCCAGCCTTCTTTGAGCGTCTTGGCTTCACCCGTCGCGCGCATGTACGCCGCGTTCAGGCCATCCGAAAGCTCATCGCTGAACGGTACGAAATTGCGGTTGAACGTGGTGACGGCGCCCTGAATGTCTTGGGCTAGGGAGCGCTTTTTCTCCCCGCCGTACTTCGCCCACGGCCCCGCACTCTGCTGACCGCCGTATTTCTCCCAAGGAGGCATTAGCGCACACGCTCCCAGCTTTGCGGGTTGGCGGGATCACCGCCCTTGAAGCGGTAGCCGTCTTCGACCATGCCCGGGCGCGGACCGCTGGCTTGACGGGCCTGCGGCTTGGCCTGCTGCGGACCCATGAGGGGGTTCTGGCGCGGCGTGTTCCATTGAGCCGGGTTTGGATAGGCTTTCGGCAGGGTATCGCCGCCCGGACCAGCCCTCGTGCGCGTCGAGTTGTAGGCTTCGCGCCGAACGTTGTATTTCGGCTCCATCGTCCCGCCTTCGCCGAATTGCGGGAAGTAGGTTCGCGGGTTGTCTCGCGCCTCTTGAGCGCTTTGGCCAGCGCCGGTCATCGCCTTAAGGCGAGCATCCAACCATGCGCGCTGTGCGGCCATGCCACGGTCGGAAGCGTCGTCGCGGATCAGGTTTGCGATCCCCGGCGCGGTATCATCGAACTTCGCCGCAACGCTGTTGCGAAAGCTAGTCGGGTCATAACCAGCCCTACGCGCTTCAAGGTATTGCTGTTCGGCCGTGGCCATCTGTCGCGCGTAGTCCTGCGACTTGCCTTGATCTTCCGTCAGCTTCGTCGGCGGGGCCACAGGGGTCGAAGGCTTGTAAAGACCGCGACGCGCCAGCTCAGCAAGGGCTTCGGCTTTTGTCGGCATTATGGAACCCCTGCGATAGCTTTGAGTTCAGCGTCGGAATAGGATCGAATGTCGCGCTTGCCGCCACCCGAGCGACGACCAGCCCCGGTGTTGCGGGCGCGGGCGTTCGCGGCATTGGCAGAGGCGTTGCGCTGGGCTTGCAGGGCTTCAATCGCGGCGATCTTGGCCTCTTGCTCGCGAGCCGCCAGCGGGTCTTGCGGCAGCTCGTAGGACCACGCCGCCGAACCGTCTTGCGGGTTCAAGCCGACGATGTTCCGGCCCGACTGGACGACTTGAGGCTTGGCCTGCTCCCGGAGCAAGTTGTAGCCCCGCATCAGGTTATCGAGCGATGCGTCGGAGAAGTCTTTCGGCAGTTGCTCGGGCTTGATGCCGTAGTTCTGCACCAGAACCGGCGCGGCGTTTGCAAACGCCTGGCCGCGCGACGCCTCGGGAAGCGTCTTGAGCTTTTCGGCGATCCGGTAGCCAAGGTCCGCGACCTCTAGCGCATAAGCGCGCTCTTGCTCGCCCATCTTGCTGAAGGATTGCGCGAGATCGAACTGACCACCCTGCAACGCCGCCTGTTGGGCGCCGCGATAGTCGCCGCTCGCCGCCATGCCGCCAACCTGCGTTTGCAGGGCTTGAAGGCGGGCGCGCTCGGCTTGCTGGCGCTGTAGCTCTTGGTCGCGCTGTTGGTTTTCGATCCGCTGGCGACCGAAGTTATAGCCGTCTTGGACAGCCGCGAGCGGGTTCAGTTGAGGGGCGCGTGCAACGATGCTCATGTCTTCCTCCTAGACCGGGCCATACAGGCCGTTGGTGCGCGGCTTGGTCGTGGTCGTCTTGCCGAAGTTGGCGAGCGCGTTACCGGCGAGCCCGCCCAGCGTGTTCGTGATCCCGCCCCACATGTCGGCGTTGTTCTGGCCATTTGCCGCGTTCAACTGCATCATCTGGCCGTTGCCGCCGATCAGGTTTTGCAGGAGCGCATTGTTCCCGCCGATGAGCGCACCGGTCGAAGCGGTGTTCAGCCCCGCGAGGCTGTTGGCCGTGCCCGTTTGCAGGTTGGCCAGTGCGCCCGTGGTGTTGTTCAGGTTGTCCGTCAGGCCACCGAGAAGGGCGTTGTTGTTGCCCGTCATCCCAGCGAGGTAGTTGTTGTTGTTGTTCTGGACGCCGGTCGAGAAGGTGTTTTGCGCGTTGAGCTGGTTGTTCGCGTAGCCCTGCGAAGACCGCGTGAGCGCGTCCGCCGCCGTGTTCGTGGCGTTCGTCGTGTTGGCCAGCAGGGCGTTGTTGTTGTTGACCGTGCCCGCTTGGTAGTTGCGGATGTTGTCGGTCATGCCCGACAGGTAGTTGTTGTTCGTTCCTGCCAGGCCCGAGGTCGTGCGGTCGCGGTTCGCCGTTAGATCCGAGCCCGTGCGGCTGTAGATGTTGGCCAGATCACCCGCCGACGAGGCAAGGCGGCTCGTCAGGCTGTCCGTCGCGTTCAGACCAACCGCCTGCTGTCCCGCAAGGCGACCGTAGTAGTCGCCGAACGAGGCGTTGGCCATGTTCTGGCGTCGATCTTGCAGCGCCTTAGCCGCAGCGCCGCTTTCCAGCAGGCCAAGGGCGGCTTGGTTGCCCAAAACCCCCCGCTCCGCTTCGTTGACCTGGAACTGGTAGCCCGTGCTGTCGCGGAAGTTCTGGAACGCCTGATTTTGCGCGTTCGTGTCCCCACCGAGACCCAGAAGGGCCGAGATCGCATCGGTAGCCTTGCCGCCGATGGTCACATACGGAGAGTACATGTTGCGCGCGTCGTTTTGCGCGCTCTCGATGGCTCCCCGCGCCTTGTCGGCGTAGCTGAGAATGTCGGCTTGGTTCTGGGCGCCGGTGTTGGTGTAGAGGGCGGTGTTGGCGTCACGCGCGGCGCGGTTCTCAGCCGTGATGCCCTGCGTCGTGCCGTCGAGAACCGCCTGATTACGCGCGTTGGCCAGTTGGGCTTGCGTGACCGCAAAATCACGCTGGTTCGTCGCGATGCCATCCTGAACCGCACGCTCTTGGGCGTTCGTGATGGTGTTGGCGTCGCGCGTGCCAGCCAGCACGTCGAAGTTCTGCGCCCGATTGCCTTCAAGGAGGCCCTGGTTCGCCAGCGCCGTGCCTTGATAGAGGTTCCCGACTTGGTCGCGGTTCGTGGTCAGCAGGTTTCCGGCCGCGTCGCGAGCGCCCGTCAGGAGCTGGGTGTTCTGCGCCTGCTGGTCAAGCGTCAGTTGCTCGTTGCGGGCTTGGGTGTCGCGCGCGAGCTGCTGGTTTTGTTGCGCCAGTGCAGCGTTCGCGTCGTTGGCCTTGTTGGCTGCGCGGGAAGACATGACTTGACCGCCGACTGCGATAGCCGACGTGACCAAGGTCGCGGGATCACACATGGGCGAGCCTTTCGAAGGGGTGGAAGAGATCGCCGCGAACGCCATGCGTTACGGGCTGACCAAGGGAGAAGCCGCACCACTGAAGCCAGCGGACGTGTGCGGCGTTGTCGGCATGGACGTAGCCCACCAGCCGGGGCCACTTGGCGTTGATGCGTTGCGCCTCAGCGCGGGACAGACGGGCGAAAGGCCAGCGAGCCGATCCGAACACCTCATCGGACCCAACCAGCCAGGGGAACGCGACGCCAGGCTCTAGCTCGATGGTCCCCGAGATCGCCTCAACCTCGCCATTCAGGACCCACGCCATAACCTCGTCAGAGCCTTCCCAGGCCCGCGAAAGGGAGACGTGAGGGTCAAGCCCCGATGATGCCGCAATCTCGCTTCTGTCGGCCTCACGAAGCCTTGACGCTATGCCAAGGCACTCGTCTTTCGTGGCGGGTCGGATCAAGGAATGCCCGCAGCGGCTAGACGCGCTTCGATGCTGTCAAGCCGCGTCTCGTGGGCGTCGATCATGGGAATGTAGTTGTCGACGATGGCGTCAAGCTGGCCCGTCAGGCTGTTGACCGCCGACACTGTCCCCGAGAGGTCAGTTGTGATTTGCGCCAGATCCGCGACCGCGTCCTGTAGCTGGGCGTCAATCGTGTCCTGACGGGCTTCCTGCGTCTCGATCTTGGCCACGATGCCGTTGTTGACGTAAGAGAGAAACTCGGATGTCGGGCGGAAGCCCTGCCCCTGCACAATGGGGTTGCCGCCCGCCAGCCTCGGAAGCGAGAAGACCATCAGATGCGCTCGTTGATCAGGGCGCGGCGGATGGTGATGTTCACCGGGTCCGTCACGCGGAAGTGGAACGAACGGCCCGGGCGCTTCATGAGGCCAAGCTGGCGCCACTCAGCCACGTGTTGATATTGACCCTGACGACCCAGCGGGGCGAGTTGCCAGTCAAACCACTCGTGCCCGCGATCTTCGCTGTAGCGCATGGCGATCATCGGATCGTCAGACAGGCTCGCAGCAGAGCCCACGGTGCAGTCGAGCAGCAGGTTCGTGTTCTTTTCGGATCGATCCAGTTGCAGCCACGCGCCAAACTCACGCGAGATCGGGTCGCCGTTGTCCGTCAGGTTCGAGGTCGAGAACAGCCACAGCTTGCCGTCCGTCGCGTCCCCCGCCACCCACTGGCCAGAGCCAAGCGGGGCCATGAGATGCCCGCGAAACACCGTCTTGCCGTAGCTCGTCCAGTCCGCCCAAAGCTTCGACGCGGCGTCATAAGCCACCGTCCCATCACTCAGGGTCAGGACGTAGAACTCATGGCCGTCCTGATAGCAGCGGGTCGCGCGAAGATCCGAGCGGGTCGAGTTGCGAATACGCTCCTCGATCGCGCTGTTGCTCAACCGCGAGACCTCGCCAGCCGCCAACCAGACCGCGTTGTCGTTCCCAACCCACGCCACGCCGTTGTTGAACGGGCTTGTGGCCAGCTTCGTAGCGCAGCCCATCGAGAACGACCGGCCTTGAACCCGCACAAACGGCGCGTCAGGGTCCGCAGTCGGTTGCGAGACTTCCACCGTCTCAGAACCCAGGAACCACACCTCATCGGTCGCAATGCCAACGCTGATCAGCGGGTCCGACGACATTTCGGCCGAAGCGTAGTCCAGCGCGTCGAACACCGTCGTGCCAACGCCTGACCAGTAGTAGCGGTGCGTGTCCTTCTTGCAGACGATGAACCGGCCGTTGATGTAGCCGATGTCCCCCGGCGTGAAGGTGTCGGGTAGCGTTACCGTCGAGAGCGTTGACCCGTCCGTCGAGTACAGCGCCGTGTCGTTGCTGATCAGGACGGTAGAGGCCGAGCCCGTCATGCGAACCGGCGCCGTGCCCGAGATCGTCCCGGTAATCTGCGTCACGGTCCCGCTCGTCGTGACCTTGTAGAGGCTCGTACCTGAGACCACCACAAACACGCCCGAAAGCGCCCCGTCCTGCCTCCAGATGCCGCGAATGGGACCAGAGCCCACCGTCGCAAACGACGACAGGCCACCGCGCGCCAGGAGCGAGACCTGATCGTCCTGATTCAGAGGATCGACCTCGAAAAACAGGTTCGCCAGCGGGACCTCGGGAAGGTCGCCGCGCTTGTAGGCTGAGCGGGCTAGCGGGAGCTTGGGCACTAGAAGTAGTCCGGCCCTTCGGTGCGATTACGCGCCGAGCGGAAGGCGTGCAGGAACCGCGCCGCGCCTAGCTGAATTTCTGTCGAGACCTCCACGGCCTCAAATTCGGCGAGCTTCTTGGCCCAGCAGCAGGCCAGAGCATCCATGCCGCGATTGACCAGAGGAGCGTCACCGCGAAGCCCCAGCGCCACCAGCGAGACCCACTCGCCGCGCGTGGCGTCATAGATCCGCGTATCCGGGTCTTGACCCGCTGTAACCACCGAAATGATGGATAGGTCATAGGGTGCGCGCGTTTCACCGTCCGCAATCGTCGAGGGGAAGGTGATCGTGTAGCCACTGGCCAGAACGCGCGTGTCCTCGTCAGCATCCTCGCTCGCCGTCGCCACCACAGGCGTCAGCTTCGCCACGCTCACAAGTTCATCGTAGAACGATTGAGCCGCAGCCAGGATGTCGCGACCGTCTTCAGCGGTCGGAACCTTGCCACGCCCCAGAACACCAAGCTTTCGCATGGCGAGCGTTCCAACATCGAGGATTGTCGTCATGCGATAAAGGAGGGGGTGTTAAGCCCCCTCCTCCCTGCCATGAAGCCGCAGCGCTTTACGACGCCACACCTTCCTGGATGTAGAAGATCGTCAGGTTCAGCGTGCCCGACGTGCCGGTAGCAGCGTTCGCAGCCGCAACGCCCGTGATCAGGGTCTTGGACGAATAGCTGTAGCCCGCGCCGGTGGCCGCAATGGCCGTCGACACGGTGCCCGCTTGACCCACGGTCGAAGCCGCGAACAGGCGGTCAGCGTCGCCGGCATCGCCGACGTTGATGGTCAGGGACGGCGAACCGCCCGTGTCCATGTCCGACGACTCCAGAACCGCCAGGACGACGCGAGCGCCGGCCGGCAGATAGCCGAAGTTGATGGTGTCCGACGTGGTCGGCGCAGCCGAACAGGTAACCGAGAAGTAAGCCACCTTGGCAGTGCCGGCATAGCCAGCCGGGGACGGGGTCGGCGTGTTCGCCAGGTATTGGTCAGACGAGTAAGTCGCCATCTTGGGACCTCATGAGAAGACGGCGGGTGGCCTAGACCTACCCGCCGTTGATGTTGTGGGGATTAGCTGTCGGCCGCAGCGGCGAAGAACGCCGTGACCATGCCGTGTTGCTTGCCGTTGTACGCCAGCTTCTTGACGTTCAGCAGCTCCTCGACGGCGACGCCGGGGCGGAAGGCATAGTCCTTGGTCAGATCCGTCCGCATGGTCGGCTCTTGACCCCAGGCGATGCCAACGGCCTGTTGGCCGCAGACGAACACCGGACGCACATCGGCCGAGCTGTTGCCCTTGCCGTCGAGCGTGTAGGTGCCGGTCGACACCACGTCGTCGATCTCCGGGACCTCGCGGTGGATGATCCCGTCATAGATCAGGTCACCGTCCTGGAAGATCGGGTTGTTGTCCATGCCGCCGCCCTCGCGAGAACGCGCCTCGCGGTTGGCTTGGGTCATGGTGGTATCGGCCTTCAGGTCGCGGAAGGTGCGCGAGCCGTGGAACGCAACGAAGAACTCGCGGCCCGTTTCCGTCTTGTAGGGACGGATGTGCGGGCTGGCCTGCTTGGCGATGCGCTTGGCCAGGCTCATCGAAGCCACGGTGCACTTGTCGTCCGTGGTGTCGATGTTGCCCAGAGCGGTCGCGAAGGTGGCCGAGTAGTTCGACTTCAGCTTGCCAAACAGCAGGCGGTCGCTATTGGCGGCGGCGTAGGCGTTGCGATCGCTGGTCGACGAGTCCGCCAGCTTGACGGTGGTGTCGCCGGTCGTGATCACCGAGGCCATAGCCTTGATGATGTCGTCACGAAGCTGTTCGGCTTCCCACTGCTTCAGCATGTCCTTGGCGGCGCCGAACAGGTCGATTTCGGTCTTGTACGAAGTCGACTTCGGAACGCGGACACCGTTACGGCGCCAGTCGACCGAGATGGCGCAGTTGTAGTTGCCGAGTTCTTCTTCGACGCCGTCCAGGATCGCCGAGCCGGTGACACCCGAGCCGGTCAGGCGCAGGATCAGCGGGATGTTGATCGTCTTGCCGGCTTCGGATTGAAGCTCGTACTTGGCGACGATGATCGAGTTCGCGGCCTTGCCCATGAAGCCCTGAAAACCGGACTCACGGACGTATTCCGCGAAATACTGCTTGAGCCAGACCTGCTTTTCGCTGGCGCTGGCGAGAGCGACTTCAGCCATTTGTTACCTCGTGAAGAGAGCGTCGAACGCCACGCCAGGCCCCACGGGTTGTTCACCCGGTTTTCCGCCGCCTGCTGCGGGGGCGGATGCTAGGGAGCGAGGAGGCGCCGACTGTTGCGGGGGAGCCGCCGGAGCGGCCTGTTGCGGGGCCTGCTGGCCGGATTTCCAGGCCAGGAAGGCTTCAATGTCGTCATCCGCCAAGTCGTTGAGGCGGGCCGCGCGTTGGTCGGCCTTGTACGCTTCGACGATGTAGCGATAGGGGTTCCTCTGACTGAGGACTTCGGTCTTGTAGGCCGGGTTGTTCTGGAACTTCTCCAGAGCCCAATCGCGGGCTTGGTCGACGATCTCGTCCCCGAACTTGTCGCGGGCCATGTCCTCGGAGATGTCCAGACGAGTGTTGAGCGTTGCGCGCTCTACATGCTCTTCCGGGGTCAGCTCTTCGGGATAGTAGTCCTGCGGCTGAGGTTGGGGTTGCTGCTTGAGGGCGCGGATCTCGGCCCGTAGCTCCTTGACCACGTTTAGCGGGACGGTCTGCGCCTCGGGTTTGGCCGGCTCCAGAGCGGGTTGCTCGGCTACCGGTTGGGCTTGGGGTTGCTCCCCTTCCCTCGGGGCGAAACGTCCGTCAGGACCGCGTGCGGGACCGTCCGTGGACGGCTCGGGTGCGGCGGCTGGCGTTTGGTCAGCAGTCGTCGTATCGGCGGGCGACGGCCCGTCGAGAAAGTCCAGATTGTCGCTCATGATTTCCCCTCGCCCGTAACGGCGGCGGCCCGAAAATCGCCCGAGGCCCGGCGGCGGCTCCCTGGTCACGTCCCAGGGCTGACGGATCGCCCGTTAAGCCCCGGCGGCGGGAAACATTTGGGGGGGACCAAACCCGGCCTGCGCGGCCTGTTGCTTGATCAACCCGTCGAGTTGTTCGTTTTGCGCCTTGGCGCCAGTCAGGAGAGCGTCGGCTTCATCCTTGGCGACCTTCGCAGCCGCGCCGCGCGCCTGTAGCTCTGCCGCCTGCTGCTGCATCTGCTGTTGGGCCGGATCGGTCGGAGCCTGTAGCTTCTCGATCACCTTGGCCTTGTTGGGCAGGCTCGAAGCCTCCAGCAGCAGCGGGCCGGGGTTTTGACCCAGCGCACCCACCTTGGCCAGTTCAACCAGCATGGCGAACTGCTCTTGCTGAACGTTGGCCGTGTCGGGAACCGTGTCGATGATGATGTCGACGTCCATCGCCGCGATCTGGTTCTCGACGCCGATCTGCTGGCCGAACTCGTCGGTTTGCGGCTGGTTGACGCCCACGAACTGCGGCGCGCCCTCGTCGTCAGTCACGCGAACCCACATCGGAGTTTGCCAGAACTGGCGAGCGCGAGACCACATCTGCCGATAGACGCGGAGTTCAAACTCCTCGATCCCGCCGAAGATCACGGCCTGTTCGGTCAGGCCCGCTTGCTGGCGAACCAGATTGGCCCGCCCGCTCTGGCTTTCACCCTGCCGCCCAAGGATCGCAGGGTTTGGCCCCATGCGCTCAATCTCGGCCTTAGCTTCGGCGAGAAGCTGGGCCTCTCCCGCCGCCATGTCGCCCGTATTGACGATCTGCCAGCCAGAGGGAAGCACACCGTCAGGCTTTGCGGCCTCGCGGCGAACCTCTTCGATACTCCCGTAGCCCTGACCCGGCGCAGCCTCTTGGACCACGCGCGACGAGGTACGATGCAGCAGCTTTGAGCGGCGCTTGTTGATCTCGTCCTGAGGCCCGCGCATGTCGCGCACGATGCCGTAACGGTTGTTCTCGCGGTCGACGTAGCAGGACTGCGCCACGATGGGGCAGGTAGGACGACCCTTATCGTCGAGATACGGGCTTTCCGAAGCCTCCAGAACGCCACCAGACCAGAACACGCACCGCTTCCAACCATCGTCGCGGTGATACAGTTCCACCGTCATGACGCGGCGCTTACGGCCATCGACCCACGCCACCGTTTGACCATCACGGGGACGATCGTCGCTGATGTCGTCGGCCATGTTGCCCGAGCCGATCAGGCGTTCGATCTCATCGCCCTTGTCGGGATAGCTGGCCTTCAGGTCGTCGGCGTACTGCCACTTGGCCACGCCAAGGTAACGCGCGTCTCCGAAGTCCTGACGGCGAGAGCGCGGGTCATAGACCAGTTCTTCCCACCGGATTTGCGTCAGGGGGATTTCGCCGTCTGCGTCCGCCTCGACGATGATCGCGCCGGTACCCTCGACGAGATAGTTCTTGGCAACGTCGATCTTGATCGCATCGAAGTTGGATTTGTCGGCGATGTAGCGCAGCACCTTGGACGCCACGTCGGCCGCGTCCTCGTCACCCGGGTTGCGCGGATAGGCGCGCGGATCGGTGGCGCCCTGCTTGATGACCCCGAGCGTGCCGAGAACCGCAGGTCGAGTGCGATTGAAGACGGCGTCCGGCTGCTTGCGCGCTTGAAGGATGCGCTTTTCGTCAGGCGTTAGCTGGTTGCCGTGGAAGTAGTCGTCGTCCACCTGAGACTGAGCGCGTCCGTCGCGCGTCGTGCTCTGGAAGTCCTCGTACATCTTCTTGAGCGCGGCGTGGTCGGGCTCATAGGTCGGCGTCATGCTGTCTTCCATGACTCCTCCTCTCTCCTACGGCCCCACAGGTCGGGCGGGTTGCGGCTTGGTGGTGGCGCGACAGGCGCACGGACGCGGCGAAGGGCCTCTAGGGCGTAGCGGAGCGCGTCGATGACGTGGTTGTTCTTGTCTTCCAGGACCGGAAGGATTTCGTCGGTGTCCGGATCGACCTTGAACGAGTAGGTCTCCAGTTCCTGCGCTGTGCGCTCGCATCGGGGATGAACCACGATGTCGAACGACTTCAGGAACTCGATACCGTCCTCAACCGAACCAGGCCCCTTGATGGCTGGGATGATCTTGAACCCCTGTCGGCGCATGTAACTGATAGTCTCTTGGCGAGCGCTATCAGCGGTGATCGTCCACTGGCGGGCCTCTGGAACCTTGTCGAACAGCGCGGGCGTGTGGTCGATCTCGCAACCAACGGCCGATGCCTCGTGATCCACGAACAGCACCCGGCCGTTCGGATCGGCTACCGCCTTGCCATCCACCCAGCGCCCGACAAAGGCAGAGACCAGCACCGTAGGATCTTGGGCAAAGCCCCAGTCCGCCCCGAACCGCCTGAACGCCCCCTGCGGCGTGTCGAACGCCTGTGTGCTCCAGTTGTTGAACACCAGCGCTTGCGTGCGCTTGAGGTACTGACCAAGCCAGATGTGCGCGAACTTGTCGGGGTCGCGGAGGCGGTCAACCTCCATCTCCTCGCGCAGCTCCTCGGGGAACCACGGGTTGTCGACATAGTTCGCGGTCACGACGATTGTCCCGCTCGGGGGATTGGCGCCGCACAACAGTTGCTCAATCGGGTCGTCTGGGCTTTCCGGGTTCCAGCTTGCCCAAATCTCAGACCCGGCCTTGCGGATTGTCGGTCGCAGCAAATCCAGCGACCTTTGGCTCAGGCTCTGGGCTTCCTCGACCCAGGCGATGTCATAGCCTTCCAGCGACTTGATGCTGTCGGCCGTGTGGTTCTGCATCCCCTGGAAGTCGATGCGCCCGCCCTTGCCAGGGCCGGCAACGACCTCGATGTGGGTCTCAAGAATACGGAAGAAGTGGGCAAGCCCCCTGCCCCGTATCTTGTCCTCGATGAGCTGCTTGACCGATCGAGCAATAGACTTCTGGACCTCACGCACGCAAACCGCGCGCGTCTCGATCCCTACAGCCCGCGTGACCAGCAGATCAGCGAAGAAATGCGACTTGGCCGAACCCCGCCCACCTCTCGCGCCTTTGTATCGGCTCTTGGCGAGAAGCGGAGCAAAGACCCTAGCGACCGGGACCTGTAGCCGGGTCAACGATGGTATACTCGACCGTGTGCAGGTTGGCGGTCAGTTCGCCCGTCACGCTCGCATCGATGTCGACACCCTGGCGCGCCTTACCAAACCCACGATCAAACAGCTCCTTGATCGCAGCGACGCGGGCGGCTTCGCTCTCGGCCTCCGTCGCCAGTCGAGCCAATTCGCTCATGGCCTTGGCGGCGTGTTCCATCGCCAGGGCCTTGATGTCGGCTGTCGCTTTGTTCGGCGTGCCTTTCTGCCGGCCGCCTGTTTTTCGGCCTGCTGCCATGTCTAAATCCGTCTACTTCAGAACCGTTCGCACTTACCCGCTGACCTTTGCCGTAGCGCCGTATACAGGGGTTGTGTTGGGTATCGCGCCAGCCGCCTGGTGCGTGAAGCCTCGCGGTTGCGGGCGTGTTTGGCGTGTGCGGCGGCGCGATGGATGAAGCCCGCCCCACCGGGTGGCGTTGTGGGGGCTACTCAGCCGGTTGGCGAGGCGGACTGTCTTGGAAAACTCGCAGGCTACGCACTAGGCGGGAAACGACCCGACCTGACAGAGTGCGGAAAGAGCCTTTCGAGCAAATCAGTTGCGGGGAGAGTAGCGCGGTGCGTAGCGTTACGCAACGGCCTCCAGGTGATCCATGCTAACTTCCAGTTTACCGACACTAAACGTCAGTTTTGCGCGCCTAGTCTCGACGATGGCCTCTAGGACCGTTCCGATCCATCCCTTGAATTGACCGTCCACAACCTGCACCACTTCGTTTACGGCTGGCGTGTATCGCTTGACCTTGGTCCGGTCGAACTCGCCCTTGGCCTCCAGCTCACGGATGATGGTAAGCAAGGCGCGGTCTTGGGCGTTGAGAGGCGCCGGGATTAGCCGGCCCTGTTTGTCCCGGTAGCTAGCGATGCTGGATACGCCCTCCAGGGCCTCCGCCTCCTGCATCTGCTGACACGTGCCGCGTGCGAAGATCCAGCCCTTGATGAGCGGCCCCGTGACAGCCGTTTCCCCGTCCTTGCGGGGGAGAACCGCTAGCCTGCGCTCTTGGGGGGCGTAGACCTCTAGGCCCACCTCCTGTAGCGCCTCAGCGGCCTTTCGTTCCTGTCGTGTCGCCGTTCGTACTGCGTACCAGTGCAAGACATTGCCCCTCACCCTCCCGAGGTGAGACCCACGCTGTAACTCTACTGTGGTTCGGGTGGCTGGGCTAGAGCTCTAGTCCGGTCCGAATTGCAGCGCATAATCGGCAGCATCCAGATCAAGTTGAAGCCGCTCGATCTCGTCGGCAGCAGCGCGGAGGGCGTTCTGATATTCCGCGATCACTTGGTGAAATCCCTGCGGGTGCGGTCTGCCTGGGTGAGCCAACTCTCTCAGCTTCTCAGGCGTGATGGTCGTGGCCTTGTGCTGCTGCGCTCCCATTGCTGATGTGCTAGGCGGCGTGTTTTCAAGGCCCTGATTGCCGTCGAATGGGCTGTGTTCCATACCGATGAGATCCTTGACACTGAAACCCATTTCAACGCTGAAAATGTCGGAGGCGTTGTAGGTCTTGGTCATGGCCTATTCCCCTTTAGCTTGGCGGGCGCGTTCGGCCATCATGGCGTTAGCGCCTCCCCAAGGCCCGGCTTGATTGCCTCTATCTCTTGCTCGCTCAGCACCACGAACTTGACGCCATCTGGGTTGGTTTGGGCCAGGCTCCAGCAAATGTCCAACTGAGGAACATGCGGAACCATAAGGCTGGCAATTAGCCAGTCCTCGAAAGCCATACGCTCTTTGAACCGCGCGCCGCCGCAGAGCCAGCCTTTGCCGATGATGGCAACGTCGTGCTTGGTGGCGTCCGCTATCTCCGAGTGGCGCGCCTTCAGAACGGCTATGCGCTCTTCGTAACGGGCTTTCACCTCTACGAGCTTCGCCTCCCATGCCGGGATGGCCTTTTGTGCAGCGGCGACAACTGTCGCGACGTCGTATGCGGCCTGCATCACGCCCCCCGCTTCACGAACCGGCCGTTAGGGGCTCGGGCGGGAGTAACCTCCCGCAGTTCGGCGTTCTCGCTCACGAGGCGCCACATGTGGCGCAGGTTGATCGCCGTAGCCACGCCGAACCCTACAACGAACGCTATGAACAGTTCCATGTGTTGGCTCCTAGAACACGATAAAAGCCGAACCGTCCGGCATAACAACCGGGCCTGACCCAGTGCGAACGTCGTGTGAGTGCTCTATCGCGTTGGCGAACCAAGCAAGCATCAAGTCTTCATCGCCGCCGTGTATTTGGCAAAATGCCTCCGCCCATTTTTGAGCGTCGTCACCTAACGCGGTGAGCATGTCACCGGGGCTCATTGCCGCGTAGTTTGGCTTTTGCATTGTGCTCTCTCATCTCAGTTAGGGCTGTAGCCACGGGCCATCAGTGCCTCGCGAAGCTGCGGGCTAATGCCGGTCTCGTCGGGCGTGGCGCTCACCGGGGCGCGCTGTTCCAGCTCCTGGCGCTCCTTGGCCTTGCGGGCCTCGTCGGCTTCGATGAACTCGCGCATCATCCGCTTAACCCGCTCCTTGTCGGCGTCGTTCGGCTCGAGGCGCGCGCCGCCAATCGGCTGGACCATCTCGCGGATCTTCTCGGGCGGCAGCTTCTCGACCTCGCGCGGCGCTTGGTACTCAACAGCGGCCTTCGCCCGGTCGTATGCCTTGACGGCCCGGTTCGGCGTGCTCATGGCCAGCTCTTTGATGCGGGCAGGCTTGGGCATGTGCTCCACCTTCGGATCGTTCAGAACCGCCTCCATCGCCGCTTCAAGGGCAGACGCCGGCAGTCCTTCAAGAACCGAGAAGTAATCGGCCCAGAACATCGCCCATTCAGCGTCACTGCGCTGCGTCGGGCGGAAGGTGGCGAACTTGGCGCCGATGATCCGTTTGATGTCCTCATGGCTCGCCGGGTTCGTGGCGTTGGCCTTGATCGCAGGTAGCGCGGCCTTGACCTCAGCCAGAAACGCCGGGTTGTTGGCGATCTCAGAAACCGCCCGATGATTGCTCGGCTCGAAGGCGAGAAGCGATTTCAGCCCCGGCGAAAGCGCGCTCAAGGTTTGACGAAGATCTTTCGAGCCCTGGATTTTCGTTACGGCGTTCATGGGTTGATCTCAGCGGCGTGATGTTGCTCTCGGGTGGCGGTTCGTCTTCCCATCTGGCTTGGTTTAGCCAGGTCGACGGGTGCGGGATCATGTCCGGTGGCCTGTCGCGCCACTGGCTTTCGGCGTCGCGGCGAACTGCGGCGATCAAATCGGCGAGGCTGGTGCGGCGCGAGGCCTTGGCGAAGGCTTTCCGAGCGGCGTCCTTGCCCACTCGACGGGGATAGACCGACCAAAACGCCTCGAAACCCTCGGGTTCGCGATCGGCCTTACGCGCGTGTGTAGTTATATTTACCCCTTTAGGGGTATAATTTCTTGAAGGGGGTGTGGGGGAAACTTCTTTATTTAGGGGATAGTCAGAAACGTCAGAAACGTCATTAGCGTCATTTTCTGACGCCTTCTGACGCTTACGTTCTTGGTAACGCGCTTGGCGAACAGCACCAGCCGTCCGCTTTGGCAACATGTCATTAACCTCGGCTTCAAACATCTCGGAAGCCAACAGCGCGTCATCGAGCGAGAAGCCAGCGTCGACCATTCTTTTGATGAAGCCGGTAACGCTCACTAGACAAGCTCCAGCGTGTAGGCGGTGCCTTCGGCCATGCGCTGTTCGTAGCGGCGAATTCCGTGCAGGATCGTCGTGTGATCGCGACCACCCAGGAACTTGCCGATTTGAGGCATACTCAGATGGGGTTGCTGGTGCATCAGCCACATGGCGTGCTGACGCGCATGGCTGATAGCTTTGTGCCGCGCCGGACCGACCAGATTAGCGACGGAAACCCCGTACGTGGACGCAATGAGATTGGCGATCTCAGGCATTGAGATCCGACGCTTGACCGGACCGCGCCACAGGCTCATTTGCAAATGAATGTTCATTTCACTCGCTCCAGTTCAGCCATCCCGGCCGGCGTGATCGTGTAGGCGTACACGCGCCCTGTCCCGTTGACCGGGTTGAGGATCGTGGCCTCGACCCATTCGCTTTCACGCGCGCGGGTCATGTAGTTTCCGACCGCGCGGTAGGACATTCCGATTTTGTCCGAGATGGCCTGTACGGTGCTGTAACCGTCCCGCACGGCGGCAAGGCACCAGTGAAGGCGCTGCGCAGCGCTCAGGGTGTATTGTTGGGTTTCCATCGGGCGTTAAACCTCTTTGATTGTGATGCCGTGGACCGCGTGCATGAGCTTGCGCTTGAGGATGTATTCGCGGGTTCTCATGCCCTTGACGTCCTCCACGACAGTCTTGCCGCTGTGGGCTTCGACGTATTGGAAGTCGGCGATGTAGGAGCAGACCAGTTCGTCGTTGACGCGGATCGGAAAGCGCTTCTGCATCTCCAGGTCGCGGATCTGACCGGCGCGCTCGAACAGCTTCAGCTCGCGATACCGGCGCCCTTCCTTGGCGCTGTCGAAGGTGATCCCGTCGACGACGGTCTTGCGGTTGCCGTACTTGCTCATGGCATATCCCTCATGGCCTTCCATGAGGGGTGATTTACCGTCGCCCTATTCTTGAGGGTGCGTACACGCGCGCAAGAAAAACAGGAGTGGTCTTGATCGACGTTTTGACGGATAGCTTTAGAATTACGCGTCTCGTACCGACCACAAGCGCATCGCACGGACCATTTTCCTTGCCCAAAGTACCCGATGACTTTGAGCCTGCCCATTTGCTGACCAGTTAAGTTGTGCTCGCTTAGACCTGTAAATTCTACAGTGGGCAACGGCGTCTCAGAGTGAACATACATTTGTGGGATTTTTGCTTCCCAATGCGCGCCGCTCCCATCCCTAGCTAATGCCGCAGACTTGTTCACTGGCGCGGATGCGATCACGGCGTTTAGATTTGTCGTTCTCATGCGCCGGCCCTCAGAGCGTCACAGGTCGCCGCTACGGCCTTCGCGGCCTTCTCGTGCTGTCGGCGCGTGTCCCGGCGCTTCTGGGCTTCTCGAAGCTCCTTGAGGGCTTCGGCGCGGATGATCGCGGCCTTCAGGCGCTCTTCGGCGTCGGCGTTAGGTCCGACCAGAAGCGCGGTTAGGTATGGGAAACGGGTCTCGGCCATCAGGCGCACCCCTTCAGCGTTAGAGCGATTGGACTGTGTGAGCGCTTGGTCGGAATTAGCTTCGGCAAGATCCAGTCGCGCTCAGGATCGAAGTTCAGGCGCGCAAACTCGCCAAAATGCTTTTGAGCAGCGTGGTCATAGGCAAGCGCTGCTTGGATCGGGCTGTCGTATGAGCCCAGCGCTACTTGCTTGCCGTCGATGGTAATCATCGCGCGGTAGCTACGATCTTTGCGCCTACGAAAAACACCCTTCGGCAGGTCTGATGCTTTGGTGTAGGTCCGATTTCGCGTGTTCTGCTGGCGGTCACACAGCCGCAAATTCTGCCGCCGGTTGTCCAGTGGGTTACGGTTGATGTGGTCAACCTCTACGCCTTTTGGCGCAGCCATGATGACGCGGTGAACGGCAACGCTTTTCCCAAGCTGTTTGTCGTAGCCTCGCACCGATCCATGCGAATAACGCGAGCGCACATAACGTAGCGAAAGGTGACTTACCTTTTGATAGTCTTCTGCATCGATCAGCATCTCGCTTCCGCAGTTCAACGTGATCTTCATGCGATCACCCAGCGGACGAACGACGCCACGCCCCAGATGATGAGAACCCAGACGGCTAGCGACACGATCAGGGCCGGGATCAGCCAACGGCTGTCACGCAGAGCAGCGATGTGACGTTCGCACCACTCGCCAACCGCGCTAGAAACGGCGCTATAGGCCAGCGCCAGAGCGCCCGTGATCCAAGCCACAAACTGTAGAAGCGTTAGCGCGAAGATCGCGCCCCAGCGCCCGATGGCGCGCAGCCATTTGCTCATGGCGGTCCCTTTGTTGTTCTAGGTGGCGGTCCAGGGTCTCACCGATCACCACGCCCATTACGGGCAGGAGCACGGACCAACCGCCGTTCTTGTGTTTGAGGATTTGGTTTAGGCTGTTCAGTGAACAGCGCCCCTCCAGCACCGCCCTCGCCTCGTCGATTGACAGGCCAAGGTCACGCGACAGGGTCTTCGTGGCGTTCGCCGGGTATTCCCGCCTGAAATGCTCGGCGAGAGCGTCACGAATAGTTTTGTCAACTGAAAATCCCGGGCGTTTAGCCCGAAGGTTCGGTGAGAAAGCCATTACTGAATGTCCCATGATCAACACGCCTCCAGAGAGGGGGTGTTGATCAGGGACGAACGATGGAAGCCGCCGACGCTCTCTTTTGCGAAGCGATCCGGCGTGTTGTTTTGGCGCGAAGGAGCGAACTCCGAGCGCTTACGGTTAGAGGTGAAGACCGGGAGGACTTGGCCGAACTGGCGCAATCCTACCGAGACGAGGCCCACGGGTTGGTGTTGGCGGGTCTCGACGCATGACGAGGACGGGCGTTGGAGGGTGAAGGCTCCAGCGCCCATCGTCGTGAAAGAATGACGGCTCGGTTCATCGCACCCGAGAGCCGCCCATCGGGCTGCCAACCGAACCGGCAGAGGAAAGGATGCTCGGATCGGATCGCGATAGGATAGTTCCCGAGCTTCCGACGCATGAGCCGCCTTATGTGCCCGTTTGTCCCCCACGGCTTGTGAAGCCATCTGCGTCGGCGTTTCAGCGGCGCTCGGGTGTCCGCTGTTGGAAAACTGGGGGACGGGATAGTGGGGGCGCGACGACCGATAGAGGGCAGTCGCCGCGCCGGTCCTGGCCAAACTCGCGCGGGTCTCTACCGCACGGCCAAGACCCAGACCGCCGGGAGGGGGAGCGGCCTGAACTTGAAAGGTGTTGAGATCCCCCCGCATAGATCAAGCTGCCTCGCTGGACGCGCGGGCCTTGGTCTTTGCGGCCGTGGCAAGCTCATCCAACGTCGCCAAGCCCATATCCCTGACGCCAGCCCAATATTCGGCAGGAACTGAATTACGCTGCGCCCAAGACCTGACCGTGTGGAGGCTGACGCCCAGCGCTTCGCTAACCGATTGCGCCGGAGCGCTCCTGATGATTGCGGCATGAGTTCGCATGGCCCGCATAATGCATTTTGCATTATTGAAACGCAAGTGCCTTTTGCATCACGCTCGCGACTAAAGCGGGTAGCCATGAGCGAACCTAGCGAACGCCTCCGAGAAGCCCGCATCAAGGCTGGCTACGACTCTGCTAAGGCTGCGGCTGAGGCGATGGGCGCAACCCCATCAACCTACATTCAGCACGAGAACGGTACGCGCGGTTATCCAGCGAAGGCCGCTGCGCGTTATGCCGCGTTCTTTCACTGCTCCCCTGAGTGGCTTCTGTATGGACGCTCGCGGTCCATGGCGGATCACGTGCGAATTATCGGAAGGGTTGGTGCGGATGCTAGTGGGGAGGTTTTCTTCGCGGATTCCGACGCTCGATTTGATATGGTGCCGCTTCCGCCTGGGGGTACGTCCAAAACTGTCGCGCTAGAAGTTAACGGTTCGTCCATGCCCATGCTCGCTGACGATGGATCGCTAATCTATTTCGATGACCAGAAGGTCGAACCGACGCCCGATCTGATCGGAGAACTATGCGCGGTCGAAACTGAGGACGGACGCGTTCTCGTCAAAAGGTTGCAATGGGGCTCAGGCCCTGGTCTCTTCAACCTTGAGAGTGCGGCCGCGCGCCCCATCAAGGACGTGCGGCTTCGGTGGGCAGCAGAGATTACGTACTACGTCCCGCCAAGGCAGGCTCGGCGGATTATCAAGAGAGCTGATGATTTCGCGTAACGCTACCACATAGGAGGGGGAATGATTGCAGTAGCAGCATGGCTCGGGGCGGCGCTGAGCATTGTTATAATCTCGTCCATTATCGAGCACTTTCGACGCAAGACGGGAGGCACAAATCCACCAGGCAGCGCCTTGTGGTCTATATGGATCTCTCTTGCATTGTACGGTGCTGGTAGTCGCCAGGATTACCGCTTTGAAAACGCGCTTGCTTACATTGTATGCGGGTTAGCCCTGTGGGCCTACTACCGCTACCGCACCACAGCTACGGTGAAGTAGATGCTCAGGGACTGGATAGAGGCCGACTATATCGGAAAAGGCCTCCCCTTCGGGGGTCTCGTCGCGGTGATCACCTTTGTTAGTTGCTGGTGGTACGCGATTGCGTCTTGGGGCTTTCTTCTCGGAGTAGCGTTTGGATGGGTTCCGGCCCTAATAATTGCACTCTTATTCGGCGCAATAACGGTTTTGGTCTGGGGAATTATCGTTATCGCTATAGCGGCAGTATTATTGCTCTATTTCGCCGGATTTAACGCATGACAACCTTCCAGCAAATCGCAGTGATATTCGTTTTCATAGCGGCTCACAGTGCATTTAATAATGCTTTTCGGCGGCTTAAGGGGCTGGAGCGCGAGCTTGAAAAGCTTCAAGAACGACTTTGGCAACTAGAAAACGGATCACGTCCGCGTCTCGGCGATTGAGACTAACGCGCTCATTGAACGTGCCGGCCTTCAAGATCGGGATACCGTCGCTATTCTGAAGCTAATGCGTTTTTCCAACCGGCACCTTCGCGCTGAATCTCCCACATGCGCAAAACCAGATCGGCCGGCAATGGCACCACTACGCGCACGGCTAGTTCGTAGATAGAAATTGCGGCAGGCCCGCATAGGCCGGCTTCTTCGGTCATTGGTCTACTCCAGAAACTAGGCCGTTCGCCTAGCGGATCGCAATTTATCACGGCGTGATGCATTTTGCACTTGCGCTCGCGTAATGCATTTTGCATTATCTCCTCACACAAGGAGAGCGCAGATGCCGAGCGTCAGCCCTAAGCGAGTTTGGTCCGAAGGCTTCAAGCCTACCAAGACCCGCAACCTGTACCCTGCCACGTATGAGCGTGATCCGGCCATCGTTCGGGTGATGCTGGAGCGTTCCGAAGCCAGCGCGGCTGCTGAACGTCGGTCGCTGCATCGGGCTCTGAAGGCTGGCGACAAGATCGTCGCCAAGTCCGCCCGCAAGGGTCTGGACCGCTTCGACGAGCACGCCCGCAACTGCCGTCAACGTCTGGCGATGCTGACCGCGCGTCCGGTTCGTCCGGTGCTGGTCATCGAGCCGGTGCGTCAGAGCGAAGCCGCCTGACATGCGCGCCACCCTCAAAGCCCTCCCCGCCTTTCTCGTGCTGGTCGCCGTGCTTTGGCAGGTGTCAGCCGCTCTGTGGAGCCTGTGATGTTCGACTCTGACGCCGCTTACAAGCGCATCGGCCGGCTCTGGCGAAAGCTGGGCGGGCTGTACGAAGCCCAAGCCTACAGCCTCGCCGAACGTGACCTTCCAGACCGCGCCATGAAGTGCGCCCGCATGGCGGAAGTGTGCTTCTGGCAGGCCACCGGCGAGGGTGATCCCGTCACGATGAGCGACTTGGTCCCTAAGGCTCTCGGAGAGGGCCAATGAGCTTCGTCCCCTCTGACCTGAAGAACCCCTACGGCGACGACATCGTGGCTGTCTGCGAGTTCTGTGACGACGTGATCGACCAAGCGGACGTGAACGTCGAAGCCTTCGAGCGCGCCGCCGGTCCATGCTGCGTCGAGTGCGCCGCGACTTGGCTGGAGGACGCGGCGTGACCCTCGCCCGCGCCGCAAACCGCGCCTGGGACCGAGGCGACATGGAGCGCTTTGACCTCCTCGCCAGCCTATCGGGCCGGGACCAGGACCAAGCCATCCGCAACATCCCGACCGAAGAGCTTGAGGCGGTTTTGCCCAAGCACACCACCACGCCAGCGCCAGAGCGCGCGGCTTAATAGGGGCAGAGACATGAGTGACGTGTTCAACGCCGATCCGAACCAACAGCGCGTGGACGGTAAGCTGTTCCGTCTGACCTTTGGCTGCTGGCAATATCGCTGGACGGTGGAAACGACCGTGTTCGGCAACTGCTCCGGTTTCGACAACCTGAGCTGCGCCATCGGCAACATTGCCGAAGACCTCCCCGGCGGTGGATGGGGCGCTCGCGTCGTAATGACGGACGCCGCTGGCGATGAACTGGAGTGCGACACCGAAGACGATGATGTCGAAGAGTGGCTGAACAAGCACCTCATCTCGGCTGAAATCATCGGCTTTGTTGATCGCCGCAAGGAGGCCGCATGACCTCCCCCACCCCTTGCCGCGCGACAGACGGCCAACAAGCGGGGGGCCAGTCGCGCGACCTCCCGCAACGGATCGACCAGAGCATGTTCTGGCGGGACGTGAAGCAAGCCGGATGGTTCGTCGGCGGCTTCGTCTTCGCCGGGTTCCTGATGGCGCTCCTGTTTACGCAGCTCATGGGAGGCATCGGATGAGCGCCGTCCAAGATCATCTGGACCGGTTCTACATCGAACTTCAGGCGTGGATTGATGGTGGGTGCGGTGAACACCGCATCTTCAGCCGCAACCAGCCCATCTGCGATCAGCTGATCGAATGGGAAGATCGCTACCCGGACGCAGAGGGCATTTGGGAGTTGGCTCGCGACCAAATGGCAGGCGCCGGACTAGGTACGTACTGCCCCTTTGACGACAGCGACGCCTTCGAAGCGGCTATGGACCTGGGGACCATCTACGAGAACCCCGCTCGCCTAGCCTGGATCAAGGAACACGCGGAAGCCGCTCTTGCGCGCCGCGCTACTGGTGAGGTCGCCGCATGACGACCGCCCTCATCATCGCCGCGATCCTCGCCGCGCCCTTCGCCCCCGGCGTTCTGGTCGCGTGCTGGATCATGACCGACGAACTGCTGAACGGCGGGCATGGCCGATGAGCGCCACACCCTGCCCGACGCCCGCGCCGTCGCCTTGGTCGAAATGGCCTGCGACCTCGCGCGAACAGAACCCGACCTCGTGGCCTTCGGAAAGGCAAACGCCGACGCCTTCAAGGCTCTCGACCCACCAACACTCGCCGCTGTCCGCTCTGCATACGCGCGACGGCTTCAAGCACTGAGGGCCAAGACATGACTATCGCCCTGCCCGATGGCGTTTATATCGACCTCTCCGACGAGGTGTATTTCGCCCAAGACCGGCTCGGGTCGACCGACCTGAGCGTCCTTCACCGCGACCCGGCGTCGTGGTGGTACGGCTCGCGCCACAATCCAGACCGCCCCGTCCGCGTCCCGTCCGTCGAGATGCAGTTCGGTTCGGCGCTTCACGCGCTCGTTCTGGAGGGTGAGGCCGTCTATCAGGACAAGGCGGTCATTTCGCCCTTCGAGGACTTCCGGTCGAAGGAAGCGCGCATCTGGCGCGATGACGCGATCATTCGCGGCAAAATCATCATGACCGAGGACATGGACCGGCGCGTCCGCCACATGTCCGCGCTGATCCTGAACCATCCCGAGCTTGGCCCGCCGATGCGCGAGGGCATGTCGGAGGTAGCGATCCTTTGGACTGACGAGTCCGGCGTGAAGCTGCGCGCCAAGATCGATAAGCTTCTCCCCCGCTTTGCAATCGACCTCAAATCCTACGGCGGCGACGCCAAGGGGCGGACGATCCGCGAGCAATGCCTGAACCTCGTCGCGTCCCGCTCAATGGACGTTCAGCGCTTCATGTACTGGCGCGCTCGTCAGCAGATGGCAGGGCTTCCGGTCGTCGGCGGGTCTCCCGATCAACAAGCATGGATCAAGCGCGTTGCGGCTGTCGACGTGTGGTCCTGGTGCTGGATCTTCTACCGGCGTCGGGATGACGAGCGCGGCCAAGCGCCGATCATTCAGCCGATCATCCGCGAGACCAATGATGTCACGTTCGACAGCGGGCGGCGGAAAATGGAAGTGGCCCTCGCCAACTATCGCGCCTTCCGCGACCGCTTCGGCTTCACCGTTCCATGGGCACTAGTCGAAGAGGCCATCGCGCCGGCCGATCACGACTTCCCGCCCTGGCTGACTGAAGTCGCCGACACCGTCTCTTTCCCCGCTGAACAGGAACAGGCCGCATGAGCACCGCCGTCGCCACCATTGAGCGCGCGCCGCGCTCTGTCCTCGTCGACATGTCCACCCGCTACGGCATGGAGCCCGCCGCCTTTGAGGCGACGATCCGGGCCACCGTGTGCAAGGGGAGCGTCTCGCGCGAAGAGTTCGCCGCGTTCCTTCTCGTCGCCAAGGAATACCGCCTCAACCCCCTGACGAAGGAAATCTACGCCTTCCCAGCCAAGGGCGGCGGCATCCAACCCATCGTGTCGATCGACGGCTGGTCGCGCATCATCAACGATCACCCGATGTTCGACGGCATGGAGTTTGTCGACCAGCGCGAGGGCGACGCTCTCGTTGCAGTGACCTGCCGCATGTACCGCAAGGATCGGACCCGCCCGATTGAGGCGACCGAGTACATGTCGGAGTGCAAGCGCAACACCGACGTGTGGAAGCAATGGCCGGCGCGTATGCTTCGCCACAAGGCCATGATCCAAGCGGCCCGCTACTCCTTCGGCTTCTCGGGCATCATCGAGCCTGACGAGTACGATCGCCAGATGACGCCGCAACCAGTCGCGGCGCGTCGCCTTCACGCTGACTTCGAAGAGCAGGCTCCCGAGCCGCCGCGCGCCCTTGATGCGCCCTTGGAGGCCACCGACGCGACCTTCGAGGATGCGCCGGCCGAGGATGAGCCGGAAGCCGAGACCGCAGACGCCGAAGACAGCTTCCCGGGCGACCTCCCCCTCGGCCTGAAGCGCGGCTCTGACCTCCTCAAGAACGATCCTCGGGAGGAGTGATGAAACTCTCTCGCACGATCGAGGAACGGCGCGCGCTTGAACTGGCCAAGAAGGTCAAGGAACGCGAGAGCCAGTTGCGCGCCCGCGAACGGTCGAAGCATCGCCGCGAGGCGAAGGAGGCCCGCAAGAAGGACCCCATGTCTGGGCAGCGCCAGCCGCGCGAACACGATAAGCCGTTCCTCGCCTATCTCCGGCGCCAGCCGTGCGCGGCCGCTCACCTGGGCGGCTGCAACGGTCCAATCGAAGCGGCGCATATCCGCTACAGCGACGCCGCCGCAGGGGCACGTAACCCGGGGATGCAGGCGAAGAACCACGACCGCCATGCAAACCCACTCTGCCATGCCCACCACCAGCACGACCAGCACAAGCGCCGCGAGCGCGACTTTTGGTCCGCCTTGGGTGTCGACGCCTACGCCAACGCCGCGCGCCACTACGCCCGGTTTCTCGCTGGTGACGCCGAATGACCCACCACCAGCCCCCCAAGGGCTCCCGCAAGATCCAGTCCCGCAAGTTCAACAGTGAGCCAGCATGAGCGCGCAAGTCAGAATTGAGCCGCCATTTGCGGACCAGACCTTCGACAGCTTCCAGCAATGGGTGAGCCGCGCGAGCCGCTGGCTGACTTGCCACCCTGAGTACAACAACACCCAGCACGGCGAAACGAAGGGCTGGCGGGGTCACCACTTCACCGCGATGTGCTTCGACAGCTTCGGCCGTCGATGCCGAAACGGCGGTGATTTCCAGCGGGCTCAGGACGAAGACGCCTTCCCGGTGTGGTGGATCTGGCCTGACCAGATTGTCGAGGCGATCACCTCTCGCGCGGCCAACACGCAAGCGCCGGCGAGTGGCAAGGCGGAAGTCGCCCCACAGGTCTCTCAACCGATCCGGGAGGAACAAGAAACCTCCTCTATCCAGTCCCGCCCCTTTGGAGGCTAACACCCTATGAGCGAAGACCTGAACAAGCTGAGAGAGATTACAGGGTATGCGCTAGAGCGTGGCCTGACGGTTGGAGAAAAGGAGGGCCGCTGGACTGAGTTCTATCGCGTTTTCACGCCGTACCTAGCCCACGACCTCATCGCCCGCCTGCAAGCTGCTGAGGAGCGGGCGGAGAAGCTGGAGGGGGCGCTCAACAAGATCGCGGACCAATACGTCCCCGACCAGTCCGCCGACGTGGATCTCGCCGAGTGTCATCGCATCGCCCGCGCCGCTCTCAAGACTGAGGGGGCTTGATCGATGGGAACCGAACTTCAGAGCCCGCCCGAGACACTGTACGCCACCAACGTCCGGCGCATCGCAGAGCTTGAAGACGCCCTCGCCTCTATCACCCGAGAGCGAGACGCTATGAGGGAGGCGCTGGACGGTTTCGGGGATGACTACCAGACGAGCGAGCGCCACCATCCCAACCACGTCCTTATCCCTACGCTGGTTTTTGAGCGGGTGCGCGCCACCGCCCTTGTTAACGGGGAGGGCGGGGAGTGAGCGGGTCTGTCTGGAGTGTTGAGAAGGACGACGGGGGCGGGATCTACGTGTTCGATGCGTCGAACTTACTGCCCGAACACCGTGCCAACGAATTCGCTACCGAGCGCGAAGCGCTGGAATGCGGGATCGACTGCGCCGTTGCGCACCTTGAGGCCATGCAGCGCAGCCTGACGTACATGCGCCGTCGCTTGCGCACGATCAAACGCCGCAAGTCCGCGCCCCACCAAGGAGTCCTGACACATGGGTGATGAACTTCTTCCCTGCCCGTTCTGTGGGACGCGCTTGATCAAGAACGGGCCGTTCAGCCGGCGCAATGCCGACTGCTTCGTACACGTCCAGGATTACCAAGGGCGCGACTATGGCCGATGCCCATCCGCTGGCTTCCGCCTGTTCAGCGACGATGCAGAGCGCATCGCCCTGTGGAACACCCGCGCACAATCCCAGCCGACCAGCGGTGATGATCGTGAAGAGATCGCGCGGATCATTGATCACGAGGGTTATTGGGAGCGCCTGGATAGCTGCAATCACGCCTTGGCAACCGTCTCGATGACCGACGACCAGCGCCGCGCTCTGACTGCGGTGCGCGACGCCGAGCTTCGCGGCACGGCCTCCAGTCTCGCCAAAGCCGACGCCATCCTAGCCCGACAAGGCCCCGGCCCTGGTGAGTCTGTGGCGGATGGGTGGGTGATGGTTCCGAGAGAGCCAACCGAGGCGATGCTTGAAGAGCTCTATTTGTCGCCGTCCGACAGCGGGCGGTACAGCGCCATGATCGCCGCCACTCCTACAAGGGAGGGCGGGGAGTGAGCCGCGACCTACAAGCCGAACTGGCCGCCGCCGAAGGCCGCGTGGAGATGCTAAAACAGCAGATCGCCACCGGCGCGTGTGCGGACGTCGGACACGCCTGGGAGCACATAGGCGGCAGGAACGCCGGATGCAGCGATACCTGCGCCTGTTCGGTCCCGGTCCACGTCTGCGCCAAGTGCGGCGACAGCGACTATGGCGAGAACGACGATGCGTCCGTGACGCGGGACCGCTGCCGGGCACTTTACCCTGAAAACCACAGCGCCGACGCCGCCCTTGTTAACGGGGAGGGCGGGGAGATGGCCTTGCGCACAATCACCCTCACGGTCGATCAGGCCGAGTTCTTCGACCACGTAAGCCAGCACGGCCTCATCAATTCCACCTGTCCAATCGGAAGCCGCGTCATCGCCTGCCTTCTAGGCGGCGTGGATTGGCGCGAGGCGATGGGCTTGGGCGTCTATGGCGTTTCGGTGATCGAGGAAGCACCGGCCACCCCCACCAAGGAGACCAGCAATGGCTGATGAACGGGAAGAGATCGCGCGTCGTCTCGCTGATATGGCCGATTTTTTGGGTGGCGGGGGCGAAGACACGGGCGGCGTTCTGATAGCCGGTAGCGTTGCAAAGGAGCACGCCGCAGACCTTCGCGCCATCCTAGCCCGCGCTCAAGGCCCTGGCACCGAAGCGGCCGAGGAAATCAGCAGCAAAACCTTACCCGGCAACGGTTTGGGATGGTTTGAGCGCGCGGAGGAAATCAGTCTGTGCGCGGCATGGCTGTACGAGTGCGCTCGATACTTTGAGAGGCGCCCGACCAACGGTGAAGATGCGGCTCACTGGTCAAACGTCGCCAACGCTGAAAACGCCCGCAAGTACGCCGCGCTGATCTGCTCTTTGATCGATACCCCTGATGGCGGCGAAGCCGTCCACTTGCCGGCCGAACGTGAAGGTTCCCGGGATGAACCCAAGAACGTCCTCGCCCACCCTCAGAAAGGGGGTGAAGGATGACCAGACGCATCCTCGTTTGTGGTGGCCGGGACTACAACAACACGGCTGCTGTTTGCCGCGTGTTGGATCGCCTTCACGCCGAAGAGCCCATTAGCTTCGTCATCCACGGAAACGCTCGCGGGGCCGACAGCGAGGCCAAATACTGGGCTAAGAGCCGAGGCGTGAAGGACATAGCCTGTCCCTCCGAATGGTCAAAGCATGGCAAGCGGGCTGGTCCTATCCGCAATCAAAACATGCTCGGTCATGGCCCGGCGTTGATCGTCGCCTTCCCCGGCGGGCGAGGCACTGCTGACATGGTGAAGCGCGCTAAAGCCGCTGGCCTGCCCGTTATGGAGGTGCCCCATGACTGACCTCATTACGCGCCTAGAGCAAGAAGAGGCGGGGAGCCGGGAGTTTGACATTAACGAAAAAGAGGCTTGCCCAGTTTGCGGTCGCACGCGCCTGCGGTTCTTCAGCAAAGACCATTGCCGACACACGCCGGAAGAATGGGCCAAAGCCGACATGGACTGCATTTACGGCGCGTGGTTTCGCCTCCGAGCTATTAAGGAGGTGGAGCATGGCTGAGACCCGCCTTCTAACCGAGGGCCAGGCCGCGACCTATCTCGGCATACCAAAGACGGCGATCAAAAACATCCTCGTCGGGCGCGTGCCGATTGCCGGTCGCATCCGTTGGGACCGCGTGGCCCTTGACGCTTGGCTTGACGAGCTGCGCGGCGTGAAGGCTGATGTTCCCGCCAACTCCAACAAGACTGACGCGGAACAGGCCCTTGAACGGTTCCTTGCGAGTTCGGGACATGCTCCCCGGCGCCCATAGGGTGCGCGCCAAGCTCGCGGGCGGGCGTGTTGGTGAGTATTGGTATGCGTGGCGCGGCGGGCCGCGCATTCTCGCCGTACAGGCCAGATCCGACGCAGAGCTAGCCCGCAAGGTCGCTGAGGCTACACCGGCCGCGCTGGAGGCGTTCAAAGCCTTCGTGACGCCAGCCGCACCTCACGACTTCCTTAGCGGCCTCATTACGCGCTATCTGGACAGCGCGGAATACAAGCGCCTGGCCCCTCGCACCAAACGGGACATCCGCACGCATCTGGACTTCGTGCGCGGCCAACTTGGCGAGATGGAGGTCAAGGCGCTCGGTGCCGATGGCGCGCGCGGCGTCCTGATTAGCTGGCGGGACCAGTTCAAGGATACGCCCCGCACGGCAGATCACCGGCTTGATTGCCTGTCCAAGGTGACGCGCTGGGCATACGATCGCGGCGAGATCGCCCGCAACCCGCTGGACCGCTTCTCGCGCCTCTACAAGGCCAATCGCGCCGACATCATCTGGACGATGAGCGATCTTGCGACGCTGTTCCGAGGACAGCCTGCACCATTCAGAACCGCCGTGCTTCTCGCTGCGCTCACCGGCCTGCGTCTAGGGGATCTGGTCCGCTTGAGCTGGCGCGACGTTGGCAAGGACGCCATTGTCCTGACGACGGCAAAGACCGGACGAACCGTGACCATCCCCATCCGCCCCTCCCTGCGTCGCCTGTTGGCCGCGATCGGGCGCAAGGACGTGGGCGCCGTGCTGACCAACTCGCACGGGCTACCTTGGACGCCCGGTGGCCTTCAGACCGCAATGCAGCGCGCCAAGCAAGGCAAGCCGTCGATCAAGAACCTTCGCCATCACGACCTTCGCGGGACCGGCGCGACATGGCTTGTTCGTGCGGGCCTGGCGCTCTCCGACGTGGCCCTAGTCATGGGGTGGAAGCCGGATCGCGTGGCGAACATCGCCCGTCGCTATGTCACCTCAGAAGAGGTTGCCAAGGGGATGCTGGCGCGGCTAGAGAAGAACAAACGCGGACGCTCTGTGTAA